ATTGTTGAGCCATTGCTTGAGCAATCCCTGTCCAGAATTTAGATCTGTCTTTAGAACCTCTTGCAACATATCTGTTTTTGTTTTTATTTGTATTTTTATATCTACTAGTACCACTTTCAATAAAAGTTTTTACTTCCGATTTATTTATGATGTTAGTAGGTTTTAACTTTGGCAATCCTTTTAACCACAATCTAGTTTTTTTTGTGTAAGGATGACCAAATTCGTATGGTTGTATTTCCTGGGAATATTTTGGAAGTTCAAATATCCGAGAAGATACGGGATTTTCAATAGCAATTTTTGTGCAACTATGATTATAGAATTGCATGAAAAAATCCTTTGCTACCAACCCTTTTTCGTATCTTTCCATATCCAATTTACCTTTTTCTGGATACAATCGACAGGCTCCTGCATTAGATAAATAGGTGCATGGTGGGTGCGCAATTATTAAATCCCAATCTTTATTTAAGTGTTCCAATACATCCCCTTTAAAATGATTTCCTGGAATTTCTGTATCCAAAATATCACATGACCAGGCGTCATGACCAAGTTTTTTAAACTCTTCTCTGACTATCCCAGAATACTCACAAGCAATTAATACTTTCATTTATTCCTCACTTTCTAATTGTGATTTCCAATCATGTGACCAATCTTTTTTGTCATCATAAGTAAAACCTATTTCAACTTTTTCTGGCAATAATGAGGTACCTATTTCCCCCTCAAAATTTATATCAATATCCATACTATCATCATCACATATATTTTCTGGTGCCACCATTTTAAAATCAACTTCAACATCTTCTCCATAATTATCAATATAATGTTGCAACTGATCTATTACTTTTTTTACTTTCATTTTTTTACTCTCCTATTGGTTGGTTTAAAAAATTATTTAATTCAGATACTTGAGATCTAACTTTATAAAATTTTCTACTCAAAAAATCTGGATGATTTCTATCCATAATTTTATGATCAATATATACTGAATAATTTGTTGCGTGTTTTAAAGGAATAAAGGATTGCGTTCCGTATTCTTTCCTGGACCCACGACCCAATATCCGGACTTTATAACGATCTTTATTCACAAATTTTCTAATTGCTTTTATAAAATCCCAACCCTCTTTAGAGTTTGGTATTTGATGAAAAAAATGAATACAAGCAAATTGTTTTTGTTTTTTTGGTTGTATTTTTGTTGCGTTTCTTATCGCTTGTATTACTTCGTTTGTATCGTATTCATTACCCATTTTTTTATATCCTTTCTATATTGTTATAATTAAAACTATTATTAAAAATAATATTGTTACTGAAAAATAAAAATTTATATCTGTCAGATTTTCCCCCTTTCTTTTTTAAACTCTTCAAAACTTTTTGCTTTGGAACTTAAAATATCGCAATATTCCTCGACATAATATCCATGTAAATTAAAATTATATTTCTTTTTAGTTTCTGAAATATCTTGATTAATTTCTTTTATTCTTTCTTCTTTCCAATCCATTAATAACCCCTTTCTAAAAATCTAATAAATTATTTTTTCTTAAAATATAATTATTCATTGTTTGTCTATTGGCATTTAATATGCCTATTCTGTTAAACTCAAAACCAACAATTAAATCAATTAATGTTTCTTTGCTTTCTTTGTTTAAAAGTTTTCGTATTTTTTTTTCATTAAACTTTTCAAGTTTGTAAAGTTTAGGTTTATTATATTTTTTTTGCATTAATAACCTCTTTCTATTTTATTATTAATTTTTACTACTGTTGATTTTAATTTTTTAATCAATTTTTCAGTTTCAATTTCATTTTTAGTTTTATTGAAATCTAAAAAATTATTTAAATTTAAAGATCTTAAAAAATGGTCAATATGCATTTCACCAATTTTAATTTCCTTATTCTTGCTTTTAGAAAATCTTTTTTTTTCTAAAATTTGAAGTGTATCTGACGCAATTGATCTGTTATCAATTACGCTTTGTATTTTTATTATTTCATTTAGTGTCATTTGTTTTTTTCCTTTCTTTATTTAGTTAGTTTTTGTTTTAATTTCTTTTTGCCGTATGTTTTAACTTTCTCAACTATTATTGATGTTGTATCTTTTTTATAACACAACAAACAATCCTTGCATTTTTGACCGGTACAGTTTTGTTGATCCTGGAAATCAGTTTCAACTACTGTATTGAAAGTCTTATCAAAATGTTTCGGAATTTTAGTCATAATATGATTGGTCAATGGTGATGAATAAATCAATATAAGATTTTTTGGTTTTTCGTTTTTGTCAAAATATGGTTTGATCACATCAAATCTTTTTGTCCAAAGGCTAAAATTACAATGGGGATTTTTTAAAGCTATATTGACATAGTTTTCTAAATTAATTGTAGCCTCTTTTTTATCTAATGCTAATTCCCCATGAGCATTAAATCTAAAAAAAGCGCTATTGATAACCGGCAAAGCGTCGGGGTGTAATACTTTCGAATTTAAAAGATCCGTATTTCTTTGTAATGCAGGCGCCATATTTTTTCTAAATGTGTTTAACATCTCGTGAGAATAACAAAAAGTGCATATGTTTTTTGGATCTTGTTTTTTATATTGTTTTTGGCAATATCCGTTTGTTGTTGTGTTTGTTGATATTGCTTGAAAACCCTCAAGCTTTCCCGTCATTTTTGATATATGTATCATTTTTTTTTCCTTTTTTTGTTTTCTTATTATTATTTTGATAGTATTATTTTTTCCATGTGCGATATTGTCACAGTTGTTCAGTTACAACTTCAACTGAATATCCCATTGTTTTTATTTCCTGGATCTCTTCTCTATCAAATGTTTTTTTACGCATTAATCTTGAAAATGAGTTTGAGATCTTGCATTTTGGATAAATTCTCTCAACCCCGTAAACAGTTTTAATTGATACTTTGATTTTTAATTTTTTGTTTAAATCTTCAATTATTGTATTTGTGTTAATTGTTTCCATTATTGATCCTGCTTTCTAGCTTTTTCTAGCTTTGTTTCAAATTGTTTCCAAACTTTAATTAATTTTTTAGTGTCTTTAATTTGTTGATCACTTAAGCAAGATAAAATAAATTTCATAATTTCATATTGATTATCAAAATCTTGCAATTCTCTATAAGCAACATCTATTTTATTTATATCAATTATTTTTTGTTGATCGTTAACCGGTGTTGTTGCCGGTAAATGATTTAATATTATTGTTTCTGCTTTATTCATTTTTTTTCCTTTATTGTTTAATTTAACTTATAAAGGCAAGTTATAGATCTAATTTAAAAATAGAATATGACAGATTGACGCATAATAATTGTGGCTAGATTGTGGCACAGCTCAATTGTTTATTGGTCCAGGAATTATATTTTTATTGGTCCAGGAATTGGAATTGAAAATAGAATAATAATGCTATCCAAAAACAAAGAGATCAATTTTCTATTTGCGCATTATGACAATCGGATCTGAAAATTTCTTATAATTAATCGTTATCAGAAAATCCTTATAAAATAGGTAACGATATATTTTTGTTATCAATAGTAATAATACTTATATCCACCTTTTTTACTATTTTGTTGCAAGTTATTATCATTCTAAACTACCCCCTATACCCCAGATTTTACCTGCGATGTTATACATATATATACATGGATAATTTCAACAGACACACAGACACCTAGCCAGTTATACAGAAACACTTTTTTGTTTTATTTTTTTTCAAATCCACTACATATGGTATATGGCTTATTTAGACACAGACGATTTTGATTGTATTGCTTATGTTGATGAAAAAACCAATGCAGTAACAGTTAAATTCATTGGTATACCCAATAAACAATCTGCAGATTTATTTATAAACTATGTAATGGTAACACTAGGAGTAGACTTTCATCCACTAAATGATGTGGAAAGATCAAAGATGATACATTAATGAATATCAAAATACCATATACACCAAGAAAACATCAAGCATATTTACATAAACAGATTAACAACCACAGGTGGAGTGTGCTAGTTTGCCACAGAAGGTTCGGTAAAACAGTATGCATGATCAACCACTTAATAAAATCTGCCTTAATGTGTCCACACAAGAACCCAAGATTTGCATATATTGCTCCTACATTCAAGCAGGCAAAAAGCATTGCCTGGGATTATATGAAACAATTTACTGATAAAATCCCATCAACAAAGTTCAATGAAACAGAGTTAAGAGTAGATCTACCTAATGGTGCTAGAATAACATTACTTGGAGCAGAAAACTCAGATGGTCTTAGAGGTATATACCTGGATGGCTGCGTTATTGATGAGTATGCTAACATCGATGGAAAACTATTTGCAGAGATAATTAGACCAGCTCTATCAGATCGTAAAGGCTATTGTGTCTTTATTGGTACACCTGCTGGAATGAACAACAACTTCTATGATCTTTACCAACACGCAAATGGTGCAGAAGATTGGTTTAACTACAAAGCTAAAGCAAGTGAAACAAAGATAGTCGACCAGGAAGAGTTAGATAAAGCAAAAGAAGTTATGGGTGAGAAGAAGTACCTGCAAGAATTTGAGTGTGATTGGATAGCCAACATTGAAGGAGCCATATACGGAGAAGAGATAGCAAAACTAGATGACAAGAAACAACTAGCTAGAGTTCCCTACGATCCTACTTTGCCTGTCTCAACTGCCTGGGATCTCGGTGTCGCAGACCACAGTAGTATAATTTTTTTTCAACAAAAAGGTACGGCAGTACAGATAATAGATTACCATGAAGAAAGAGGTCATGGCTTACCACACTATATTCAGTTGCTAAACGAAAAACCATACATCTACAAAGATCACTTTGCTCCACACGATATTGATGT